ATGGCAAAGGTTATACATGTGCACTTGTTGCAGAGAATTGATGGCGTAAAACGGCGGGACTGGTATTTCAGCAGCTTGTCGGCCGTGTTTACCGTATTCACCCCCGAGCAGGTGGGTGTGACAAAGAATTATCTGCTGCACGCGGGGTTGTCGGGAGGTGGAGTAATCATCAATAAACGCGCTGTTATACGGCAATCTACGCTTATTGGGTGCAGTCGTGGATGAGTGCTTGGGATGGTGTTTTTAGGGCATTAGAACGCCATTAGAGGGTGTTTTGGTGTGGGCGACTATTGGGCGGCTTTCAGGCCGCCTTTTTTGTGCCTTTTCGGGTCGTTTTTGGGGTCGTTTTTGGTTAGGGGTGACATTAGGAGTGACAGTTAGGAGTGACAAAACTAAAAGTTAGGAGTGACAAAAGTGGGAATTTAGGGGGGTATATTGATAATATGCTAGATACCCACTTTCCCGATTTCGCGGCAAAATATGTTAGATTGCTGGTTAGTTAGATACCCCCGTCTTTTATGCCTGTAATTTTTCAAAGTCTGATTATCAGGGGCTTAGCGAAAATACGCTCCAAGATTATCGAGGGGTACATAAAAAGGGGGTGTCGGGGTAGTCGGGAGGGGCGTTGAGAGGGGTTTTAGATGAGAATTATCAACTATTCAGCGCGTACTATCCCCTTAACGAGTGCGACGTGGTAGAAATGCGACTTGTGGAGCTGAAAGGGAGGGTATTCTGGGTTGTCTGATACGATGAGTAAGTGGTCGTTGTCTTCTCCTTGTCGAATACGTTTGAGAAGAGCCCCTTGGTTGGTATCAATAATATAAGGCCTATTCCATTGAAAGAATATATCTTGCATTGGTACGACCTGGCATGCCACAATATCACCAGACCGATATGTAGGTTCCATCGAATCGCCACTTATTCGAATAAGGAAGTCGACATTCTTGAAACTAGGTATAACGAAATAATCGTATGCGTTGATGTCTGCGTCCTCTTCTCCTGCGAAATAACCTGCCATTGCAGTTTGCGAAATGAGCGGAACACCCTTTTTCTCGGTCTTAGAGTGGCGTTTTGTGGGGGTTGTCGCCTTAGGCATGGGAGTGGATACTAACAGCTGGGTAGCCTTTGGAGCAGCTAGTTCTGCCTTGATCATGTTGCCTTCACCAGTAAGAAGCCATCCAGGGGAAACATCTTTGCATTTTGCAAAAATCAGGTCGTAATCAATGGTATTACGGGACATCCAGGTACTAATAGTAGAAGGGGAAACTCCGAGTCTTTTCGCGAATCGGGATGGTTTTCCCTCATCAAAATGAGAAATTAAGGCCTCTAAACGTTCTTTTTTATTCATATTTTGCATTTTGAGAAATAAAAGAGGAGAAATGTTTTGCAGATTGCAAAATTAATTCTATCTTTGCAACGTGTTCAAAATGGAACACGCGCCAAATGTACAAAAAAAGGCGCGATCACACAAATATATAATATTAAAGAAAATGAACGAGACAACAGAAATAAAGGAATGGGCGACCAACGACTTCAAGGGTAGAGTGGCCCAAAGGCTGATGACCGACCGCGTAAGGTTCGCCTACGACCCCGAACAGGGCATAGTTTTTACCGCTCCCGAGGGGTATGTTAAAGATCTCGTTTACAAACTGATGGTTTGCGACGGGGCTAGAAAACGCCCGAACATCTATGAACTTAACAAATAAAAGGAGATACACGCATGAACACAGAAAAACAAAACAGCAAGTTGGCGTTGCTTGCCAAGGACGTGGAGAACAGGTTGGATGGCATGGCCAAGGACTTGGAGCGGTACAAGGAGGTTATGGCGGAAGACTACGGACGTTTTTTCCGCTGGCACTCGGAAGACGCCTACAAGATGCAGGTGTACAAGTTGGAATTCGAACGCCTGCTGGTGCGCATTGCCGAGGGAGACGTGGACAAGGTGCGCCAATACCTGCGCCATCAGGTGGAGAGAATGACAGCACTGCTGTTGAATGCAAGCGTGAGAGGCTTTTGCATTAGTGCCACAGCTCTGGTCTATGTCAATGACCTGGAAGCCAAGCGTCACTTGCTTGAACAATACCAGATGATGCTTGACACCATCGGTAATGACAGCCAAGATGAAGAACATAGATAATGGGCAGGGAATAAGAGGAGACGAATACAACAAACCGATATAAAAGGAGCAGGATATGAAAAGGAAGATAGTGGTGACCGACGAGGTCAAGCAGAAGCTGATGAAACAGTTCAAGGCAAGCGAACGCAGCCTATACAACGCGCTGACCTACGACGAGCGCCGTGGCAACTCGCCCCTGGCCATGCGCATAAGGGAAGCAGCCATGAAGAACGGCGGCGTGTCGATGGCCGACGATTGCATAGACGTGGATACCATCCACCTGACCGACGGCACGATGAAGCAGTTCTTCCCTCGCGGCACGGTGATGACCGTGTATCGCAATGGTTCGGTAATTATAGAGAAGAACGGAAAATTGGTGAAGACACAACTGTGCCTTGGACTGTTAGAGGACTTTGAGGAACTGCAGCGCGAGGCCGTGAAGATAGACGGAGTAGAGCGCGTTACGGTGCTAAGGTAAGGAGGCACATGACTATGGTAGAATATTACGAGGGCCGGCTGTGCATCCCAGCGAAGGAACTGGTGGAGCGGGGACTAATCAGCGAGGCCAACTATCGCCAGAAGGCGGCAAGGGGCAAGCTCGACATCGCCCGCACCGCCCGCGGCCTAGGCAACTACGCCCTTGTAGCCGTGGACACGCTACCTGCCGCGATGAAGGAGGCCGTGAAGCGCGCCTATCCCAACCTGCGCATCGTGCGGCTGGTGAACTGGGTGCGCGAGAACTACGACTACGACCAGCGTGCCTACGCCTTTTTCTCCGACCCTGCGCAATGCGGCGTTGAGCTGCCCCGGCGGCACGTGAGGGAGTACACCGTGAACGCAGGCGTGATAAGCGCGGCCGTCGCCCTGTACAACAGCGCGAAGGCGCAGCACACGGTGATGGGCGAGGCCTACGACTGGGACATGATGGCCGAGGCCATCGACGTACTGAAACAAGAGTACGGCCACACGTTGCCCACATCCACCCTTCGATTCCGCAAGAAGGTGGCGGAGTTCAAGAAAAAGGGCTATTCGTGTCTTATCAGTGGCAAGTTCGGCAACCAGAGCGCGCGAAAGGTCGACCACAAAACAGAGCGGCTGATACTGGGGTTGGCCGTGCTGCCCAACAAGCCTTTCAATAGCAACGTGCACGATATGTACCTGAGCTTTGTGTGCGGCGAGTTGGAGGTGTACGACCCCGAGACGGGCGAACTGTTCTGCCCAGACGATTTTACGCTGAAGAACGGCGAGCCGAAGACGCTGAGCGAGGGCACCATCAACAATGTGCTGAACGCGCCTAAGAACAAGCTGATGGTGGAACATGCGCTATCCACCTATACCACGTTCATGCACGAGCAGATGCCCCACATGCACCGCCACAACGGACAGTTCTCGCTCTCGCAGATAACGATGGACGACGTGGACCTGACGCGCAAGCTGAAAGACACCAAGCAGCGCGTACACGCATACTACGCCTACGACGTGGTGAGTCAGTGCGTGCTGGGTGCTAGCTACGGCCGAAAGAAAGACGAGAGTCTCGTGGTGGACTGCTTCCGCGATATGTTCCGCACCATAGCTCGCCACGGATGGGGCATACCGGCCGGCATCGAGGTGGAAAACCACCTGATGAGCCAATACCGCGACGGATTCCTGCGGGCAGGCGAAGTATTCCCATTCGTACACTTCTGCGCCCCGCAGAACTCGCAAGAGAAGTACGCCGAGCCGCTGAACGGAGCAAAGAAACGCAGCATCATACACAAGAACCACACGGGCATCGGCCGTTTCTACGGCAAGGGCAAGTGGAGGCAGGAATACAAGAAGGTGAGCGACGAATGGAACGACACCTACGAAGACCGCGAATACTTCACATGGGAGGAGCTGGTGGCCGACGACCGCGCCGACAGCGCAGAATGGAACAACACGCTGCACCCCGACCAGAAACGCTACCCGGGCATGACGCGATGGCAGGTGCTGGTGGCCAACGTGAACCCCACGCTACTGCCATACGACGCACGGACGTTGGCACGGCACATCGGCGCGGCTGTTGAGACCAGCGTAAGGAGGAATTCAACAGTGCGCGTGGCTCACGAAGACTGGTGGCTGAGCAGCACCGCGGCACTGGAACGGCTTGCCCCGAACAACTACAAGGTGACGGCCTACTACATGGCGGATGAAGAGGGACAGCCTACGGACGTGTACCTCTACCAGGGCGAACGCTATATAGACAAGGTGGAGCGCGTGGAAACCTTCAACCGCGTGATGGCCGAGCAGACGGACGAAGACGTGGTGAAGTTCATCGAGCAGCAGAAGAAGGTGGCCGGATTTAGGAAATACGTGTCCGACAATGCCATCCTGCGCGTGGGCGTAATGAAGACCAAGGTGGGACTGACGACAGAAGATGAAGAGGACTTGGAAGTGGCCACACCGCAGGCAGAGGAAGAGCTGCCGCTGCCCCCGATAATGGCAACGGACTGGAGCAGGGCTGGCGTGGAGGCCACATAACGACAGACTAACGATAATCGAACGACATTAAAACAGCATTATAACATGACACAAGACACCAAACAGCGGATATTGGCAGCCGTGGCCGCCAACCGCACGAATTACCCCAGTGACGCCAAGCATGCCGCAAGCCTGGGAATAAGCACGAGCGTGTACAGCGCACTGAAAAACGGCCAGACCGACAAGACGTTGAGCGACGCCAACTGGATATCGATAGCCCGCCGACTGGGCGTGGAACTGCGCGCCAGCATCGAGTGGAAGGCGGCACGCACGCCGGTATACCAGTTCGTGATGGCACAGCTGGAATTCTACCAGCAGAGCGGCACGAGCGGCATATTGTGCGACATGCCCAATATAGGGAAGACGTTCACTGCACGCCTGTACGTACAAACCCACGCCAACTCCGTGTACATTGACTGCAGCCAGGTTAAGACCAAGCTTAAGCTGGTACGCAAGATAGCGGCAGAATTCGGCGTGAACGCCCGCGGACGATATGCCGACGTGTACGACGACCTGGTGTATTACCTGCGTTCCATCGAGCAGCCCCTCATCATCCTCGACGAGGCGGGCGACCTGCAATACGAGGCCTTCCTTGAGTTGAAAGCCCTGTGGAACGCCACCGAGCGCGCCTGCGCCTGGTACATGATGGGTGCAGACGGATTGAAGGAGAAGATAAACCGCTCCATCGAGTGCAAGAAGGTGGGCTACACCGAGATGTTGAGCCGATACGGCGACCGCTACTCGAAGGTTACGCCCGACGACGGGCGCGAGCGCGACGCCTTCCTAGCCGAACAGGCCCGCATCGTGGCCAAGGTGAACGCTCCGACAGGCACGGATATCGCCGCCATCGTACGCCGAACGGGCGGAGGGCTGCGGCGCGTTTACACAGAGATTGAGAAACTAAAACGGGCAAACTGATGGCCAGGACAAGAGCGTATACACCCCGCGAAGTGGGTGAGAAACGATACAAGACCCTGCCCTGGGATGGTGAGTGGCAACGCGTGTTTGGGCGGCCCGCACTCAACGAGCTGTGGTTCATCAGCGGCGCGTCGGCCCAGGGCAAGAGTTCGTTCGTTATGCAGCTAGCTAAGAAGCTGTGCGAATACGGACGAGTTCTGTATGTGAGCGGCGAGGAGGGCATACGCCCGTCATTCCAGCGTCGCCTGCAACTATTCCACATGGAAGAGGTGAACAGCCGGCTGCTCATCGTGGAAGACACCGACATAGACAAACTAACGGCACGGTTGGCCAAGCACAAGAGCCCGCGTTTCGTTATCGTGGACAGCTTTCAAGTGGCAAAATGGACATACGCCGAGGCTATGGAGTTGCGCAGCCGCTTTCCTCAGAAAACCTTCATCTACATCTCGCAAGAGCATAAGAGTGCGCCGATGGGCATACATGCGGTGAGCCTCCGTTACATAGCCGGCGTTAAGGTGCGCGTTTCGGGCTTCGTTGCGCTCTGTATGGGCCGCGAGAACGAGCATCACGGGCAAGGCTTCGTGGTGTGGGAAGAGGGGGCGGTGAGGTATGGGAACAGCAGTATGAAACAGACATAACAGGTTATTAGGATTTGTATTTTAGCAATATCCCGGTTCGTGAGAATAGGGATATTTTCAAACAGGTTTCAACAACATTAAAATAAAGAATATGAATAACAAGCGAATCTACATTAGCGGTGCCATAGCGCACCACGACATCGACGAGCGCAAGGCTGCATTCGCAGCAGCTGCGGAGCGTCTGAAAAGTGAAGGCTATACGCCCGTGAACCCATTCAACAACGGCCTGCCCCAGAGCGAAGATTGGCGACGCCACATGCGCGTGGATATCGGCATGTTGCTGCAATGCGGTAAGATCTACATGCTTCGCGGGTGGGAGTTGAGCAAAGGCGCGAAGCTGGAACTTGACGTGGCCAGCAGCTGCGGAATAGAGGTAATGTTTGAAACGCACAAGCCATGATACGCGGAAAATTCGGCAAGATTATCTTCACAGAAGAAGATCGAAACTGGATGTCAGAGCACTTCGCTAACATGAAGAACGACGAGGTGGCAAGCCACTTTGGGGTATCGGTGCGAGCAGCAGTGCGCCTAGCGCGCGAAATGGGTTTGGAGAAGAGCGCGGAGTTCGTACGCGCGATGCAGGCCAATGCCGTGCATCATGCCGCACGAGTTAACCGCGGACAGGGAAATGCAGGCAAGGCCAATCTTTTAAAATATGGCAAGGCCTACCGGTTTAAGCCTGGCATTGGGAATCGCGATCACGTGCCGTTAGATGCACGACCCGAAATGCACCGGCGAAGAGCTGAATCGCTAAAACGCCTAGTGATAGCCGAACGCCGACGCGTGGCCTTCGGACTAGAACAGAAGACAGCTCTGCGGGTTGTGCGAGCACCCAGACCCAAAGTACTATTGCGATACAAACTTCGCAAACATGGATACACAATTGCTCGTGCCTCGAATGATGCCACGATAACCACCGACACACGCAGGTCGGCCATATTGGAGCAGCGGGCAGAGAAGATGGGAATTAGGTTTTATCTAACAGAGAAACAGAATGATACACAAGGGAGATAAATTCACGGTGCACTGGGTTGGTCACGAGTCGGGTTATGTTGACAGGATCTACGAGGTTGTCGGAATAATTGACGATTGCCACTGTCCACGCCTGTCGTGGCTAACAGGACAACCCGAAACTCTCAGGCCTATACACTGCCACATATCGGCGCGCCTGGTGCACTCTCCACTAGAGATGCTGGACAATGGGCTGCACTGGTTCAACGACATCGATCCACAGACGCTCCATAGCATAACCAGTTCCGACTTTTGGCTGGAGATTGTCCGGCAGCCAGGGGACCAATTAAGTTTATTCTAAAGATCAAGACAATGAAACAGATTATCGAAACAATGATGGCGCGGATGCAAGCATGGCACGAGGTGCGCGCAAGGAGAATAGAGGCGCGGCGTGTGAAGCTGCTCGACAACGAGTCGCGACGTCGCCTGCAGCTGATGGAACACAACGGCACGACCTACCTCTCAATGGACGGCATGCCCCTTCTGGAAGCTTCCGACTTGACCAACGGCCTTACCGAAAGCCTGGCACGGGTAAGGGCAAACTACGTCGACTTCAGGGAAGAGGGGATATGGGCTAAGAGGTAGGCACATTCAAACAACATAAAAGCAAGCAATATGCCACCCGAATTCAATTACCGCCAGTTCTATGCGCTGCTCGCTCGCATGCCCTACGCGGATAAGGAGACGCTCGTGTACCAGTACACCAAGGGGCGCACCGAGCATCTGCGCCAAATGCATCCCGATGAATACCGTGTTATGTTGCGCGACATGAAGCGGGTGGTGGACGACGAGGACACTACACGCGAGCAGAAAAAGCGGCGCAGCGCGGTGCTCAAGCTGATGCAACAGCTCGGCGTGGACACCACCCAATGGCCTTGCGTGGATGCCTTCTGTCTGCATCCGCGCATCATGGGCAAGCGCTTTTGCCGCATTTCGGTCGACGAGCTCGAAGACCTGGCCGTAAAGCTGCGCGCGATCAAGCGCAAGGGCGGGCTGAAAGACGAGACCCAAAATGCGGCACAACCAACACTGAAAGTGAAATACAAGTTTACAATTAACAACAAAAACAACAAGAACAATGAAAAAGGAAATGCTTGAGGGACTGAGTGCCCAGGAGAAGAAAGAACTGCTCGCCGCCTTGCAAAAGGAGGCGAACCAGGAAAAGAACGGTCGCCGACAGGCATACGAAGAATTGCGTGAGAAGTTCGCGCAAGACGTGCAGGGCAGGCTGAACGACGTGGTGGAGGCAGTGACGGCCTTCCGCGACTGGCTGGACAGCGAGTGCCGCGCCTTCCGCGACGTTATGGCCGAGTACGGTCAGCTGCGCAGCGAGAGCCAGAACGGCTTCACCATGACGGTGGGAGACTTCCGCATGACGGTGGCTGCAAACAATGTGAAGGGCTTCGACGAACGCGCCGATATGGCCGCCGAACGGCTGGTGGACTACCTGAAACGCTATGTGCAGCAGACCGAGAAGGGAACGGACGATCCGATGTACCAACTGGCCATGACGCTGCTGGAACGAAACAAGAGCGGCGATCTGGACTATAAGAGCATCTCAAAGCTGTACGACTTGGAGAGCAGGTTCGACCAAGAGTATGCCGAGATTATGCAGCTCTTCAAAGAAAGTAACGTTGTGCAACGCAACGCGCAGAACTTCTACTTCCACCGCCGCGACGAGGCGGGCGTTTGGCGCAAGATTGAGCCCAGCTTCTGCCGAATGTAA